AATCATAAGTACCACCATCTGTTGTATCTACAGCACCAAGAAAATCAAAAGATGAAATAGCATCAAAATCTGCAACATCATCTAATGTTTCTGTAGATCCTAAAACTAAACCATTAACTTCAGCACTGAAAAAGCAATCTACTTTTGTACCGCCAAAAGGAGGAGAATCTGTATCTTCTCTATCATTAAAGACAAGGAGTTTAGGTAATGGATCAGGGTTAACAACAACAACAGATGCTTCACCAGAACTTAACCTGCCACCATCATCTCTGAATTTTAGAATATATTCACCATCAATCGCAGGCAGCATGGTTTCACTGACTGATCCTGGCAAAGCAGGGATTAAGTCAACAGAATTAGTAAACGTACCATTACCATTTGTTAAATTACTATGCCTTACAACTACGTTTCCACCATGTAATACATCAATATCAGTAGATTTATCAAAACGTAATCTCATTAACTGATCTGATATTGTTTCCACTCTCAGATTTTGTACATCACCAGGTAATGCAGTTTTACCAACAGATGTAAATTCTATTTCATTTGGTCTTTCACTTAATTTATTTATTGCATTTATAGAAAATACTCTGATAACAAACTTACCATTAGTAATATTATCTATATCAAAATCAGTAGCCTTTACCTGTTGATTAATAAAGTTTCCATTTTCAAATTTATATTGCAGATAATATCCAATAGCACCTTTAACAGCAGCAAAGGATATTGATAATCTTGCCACTGCTTTATTATTAATAACAATAAGTGATTCCGAAGCAGTTAAGTTTTGTGGTGCAGGTAATTTTTTTGTAATTAAAGTAAAGTTTTTTGTAGGCAAAGCTGTGCCATCTTCTACAAAGGCATATTTACCACTGTTATGTGATGCCGCTGTAATACTGAATGTAAGATTTTCTTCTTCTTGTACGTTTACTACTCTCCAAGTAGTAGGTTCAAGTGTTGTATTTTCTATAACCCAAACACTGTTTGCCTGTGGAACAGAAGAAAAGGCAGAGGAGACAGTGACAGTAGCACCTGATATATCGCTAATCTCTTTTGTCTCAAGCGTTCCATCAGTTAAGATCACTGATAGTTTTGCCGTATTAGAAGTAACAAGATCAGTGGATGCTGTATCATCAACTTCTATTTGAGTTGTACTAATACCTGTTTTTATTCTTCCACCTCTTCTAACTCCCTGCTTCATCTCGTCTGCCACTGATATTATCTGTCCAGGACGTACCAATACACCTGCTTCAGCAGTAATCCTAAAGTTTACTAATTCAGAAGAATTATTCTGATTGAACAATAGCCATTTCGCCATTCTTGAAGCTTGTCCTCTTGATGTTGTGGCAAAGCTTTTTATAGTCTGTGTTTTTATTCCGTACCTTGACTGTGCTGTTGTGTCATCTACTGTTTCATAATCAATAGCTTGAGTTGTCATATCAAAGAAACCTACATTTATCTTTGTAAACTTAGCCTTTTGACTTTGATTACTATATGAAAAACCACCCTCAGTTACGTTAGAGATATTGAAGGTATAGATAGGATCAGATGGTCTATCCTGTGAGATCGTAATACTACCAGCTTCATAAAAAGCCTGTACTCTCATTACAGAACAAAGATCCTGTATTAATTCAAATGCTTCCTTCTGATTATTAATATTTACATTGCAACTAAATCTAGCTTCGGTTGTACCTGTTCCAGATCCATCATCTATCTGTGTTGAGTTGTATTCAGAAGCAGAATAGAAAGCAAACTTATCTATTGCTGTCTCTGGAATTGATGCACCATAACGTGTATTAGTTAAGACATCATATAAAACCCAGGCTGGATCGTTTGTAAACTCCTTATCTGTTTTTAACGTGCCGTTAAAACTACCACTGAAAGATAAACTACCATCAGACCTTACAGTTGCATTATGTGGGATTTTTACTTTTATTCCTCTTATTCTGTAAGTTCTTGTAGGTATTGATCTAAATGACTCAGCATTAAAACGTAAGCCAACGTGCGCAATATCTACGTAAGCTCTCTGTTCTGCTGTTATCTCTGTAAAAGATGACCAACTAAACTTATTCTGTAGATTAGTATCAGTAGAATCATTCGTAACCCTGGTAACAGTGGCAGTTATTGGATAGCTAAGATTTGATAAACCTTTAATAATATAATCTCTAAAATACTGCGTATTTGTCTTGCCAATAACAGCACCTTTAGTTCCTTTAATAACTCTATGTTCTGTACCATTATTCTCTGTAATTTTTATAGATAAATTGACCTGTGTACCATTTGTAGATCCATCATC